CAAAAAACGTCTCCGCTGGTGGACAGACAACCTCAGCGGCTGCCACCCAAGCGTAAGACGCCAAACCGCTGAACCTAACCCCGCGCTAACAGGATTCCCGTACATGGGAAAAGTAGCGCACAAAGGAGGCGAAGGAAAGCGGAGGCAAGACGATCCCGACATAAAGCATTTCTTGTCGGTGAGGGGGTTATTGAGTGAAGGTGATGGGAGAGTGATGTCCGATCCGGACCTGAGAGCTGCGTATGTCGCGCAGCAGCGGTTCTACAGACCACCGAAATTAGGGAACTTGAACGAGAAATTGTACAAGTACGCCTGGCTGCAGACTGAAAAACAAGCCTACCAATATTGTGGCAACTCGCCAGTGAGTGGGCTAAACGAGACGTTAGCATCTATGGACTTAACGAAAAGCTGTGGTTTCCCCCACCTGAAAGTGTGGCCAACGAAACAGATGTACGTCGACTCGTACGAGGGCAGAGAAGAACTTGAGACAACATGGGTCAAACGACTCCTGAACGGCACTGCCGTCACGTTTGCACAAGTCACTGTAAAGAGAGAACTCCGCCCGCACGAGAAAGTTCAAACCCGAAGATTGAGAACCATCATGGCAATGGCCGCAGATCATGTGATTCTTCACAAGAGATTGGTCTTGACCATGAATGAACGCATGCACAAAAACTCCTTAGCGTGCAACACTACAATAGGACTTCCCATGTTCCACGGAGGATCCAACAAGATCGCGGGACATTTAGGTAAACACCCAAATGGATACGGATTCGACATCAAGGCGATGGATGCATCTGTATCACTCTATGAGTATGAGTTCCTCACTAAGTTCCGGCATGCAATGCTAGACGGGACGAAAGATGATCATGTTCGACTGGAGTCAATCTACCAGTTGTTGTACATGCACCCACAAGTGATGCCAGATGGAAATTGTTTCCTGAAAGGCACAGATGGGACCGCCGGGAACTCCAGCGGGCAGGCATGCACAGCTCATGACAACACATGGGTTAACATTGCGCGATTCAAATATTGTTGGATGTGGCTAACTGGTACAGATGTCGACGAGCTCGACCGCCATGTCGCATACCTAATTGTTGGTGATGATGGGGACTACACAGTGTCTGATGAATACAAAGAAGTGTTCTCCGTAGGCCAACTTGCCTATGCCATGTTCCACAACTTCGGAGTAGAACTTGAAGTGGAAACCGAGGAAGCACGTCCGTGGCACGACGTAACCTTCCTGTCAATGAAATTTCGATATGATTCAGAATTGGATCAATGGGGCACACAGCTCAACACAGGGCGGCTAATCAGCTCCCTGTTGCAAGGGGGAATGACCGACGCACTCGATGGGAGCGGGGTCACACCACCCAAGCAATTGCAAAGAATCTCCAGTCTGCTAATCAGCGCCTGGTGTGACCCCGGGCAGCGTTCGTGGTTGCGAGATTTAACATCCTGGTACGTTGACGTTCATGAACCGAAGTACC